TGGCCTGCCACTGCCCCGAAAAGATGCACCTGTCGTTGACACGAATCACCCGTTTAAATGGACCAGCCTGAACCGCTGACGACCAAGGCGCTGGCCGCGGCGTTGGGCGTGAGCGTGCAGCGTGTGGGCGTTCTTCGCCGCGAAGGGATGCCGACCTCCAGCGTCGAGGAGGCGAGCGCCTGGCGTGAAGCCCGGGCGGCCGAGCGAGCCGCGTCAGCCCCGGTGCCGGTTGTGGCTACGTCGCTCGACGACGGCACGATCCAACAACGCATCCATCGGCAGAACGTCTTGGTCAGCCGAGCGCGTGACGTTTGGCAGGCGGCGATGGAGACCGGGGACCGAGACCAGGCGAAGTACCATACCCAGTACAACCAGGCGACGGCCAAGCTCATCGACCTAGAGGCCGAGGCCGAGCGTCGGGCGCTGATGGCCCGCGAGTACATCAAGGCATCCGAGGCAAAGGAGGCGATGCTCCAGCTGACGGGCGAATGGATCGAGGCGATGGAGCGGATGCCGAGCGAGCTCGGGGAAGCGTGTAACCCGAACGACCCGCCCAAGGCCATCGCCGTCTTGCAGGCCTACGTCCGCAAGCTGCGCGAGAAGATGAGCGGAGGCGGCGATGCCTAAGGGTAAGCACAAACGTAAGCCGGCGGCTAAGCGCAAGCCGATGCCCAAGCCCTCGCGTCCGTTCCAGGACAAGCGCCGCAAATGGTCGGCCATCTCTGACCGACTTTATCTGATGCTCAAGAAGCACGGCATCGACCTCGACTGATGAACCGCGCCGAACTCCTGGACATCGGCCGCGAATCCCTGACGCCGCCCGACAACGCCGACCCGGTCAAGTGGCTGGCGAGGAACATCACCCGCGTTCCGGCCGGGGCGTTCGCCGGCGGATACAACCCTAACCGCTGGCCGTGGATCGCGGAGAGTCTCAGGCTTTTCCTCGACCCTTCGACGCGGACGATGGTTGACCTCTGGTCGATTCAGACGGGCAAGACGTTGAAGGCCCGGTTGGCGGCGACCTACCTGATGGCGAACGACCGCGGGAACATGGTCATCTACATGGACAACCAGGTCAACGCGGCTGACTTCACGATCCGTTACTTGCGGCCGATGTTCAACATGGTCGATGACGTGCGTCGGCACATCTCGCCGGCGGACAATCCTAAGAGCGACATCATCGACTTTGCGGACGGGACGATTGTCTACAACAACTCGGCGACTACGGAGAAGGACCTCCAGCGCATCTCGACGCGGTACGTCATCGGCGACGAAATCTGGTTGTGGAAGAAGGGCGCCGTGGCCCAGTCGATGGCGCGAACCAAGGCTTACGAATGGACGGCCAAGAAACTCTACCTCTCACAGGCCGGCATGGTAGGCGACGACCTCGACAACATCTGGGGCATGACTACCCAACACGAGTGGAATATGGTATGCCCGCTATGCAAGAAGCTGCAACCCTGGGACTGGAGTTTCGTTAGATTCCCAGAGCAGGCCAAAAGCCCCGCCGGATGGAATCACCTTATGGTCGAGAAGAACACGACCTACGAGTGCGCCGGCTGCAAGGAACACTTGCCCGATACCAACGAGACGCGCATCGCCTGCAACGCCGTTGAGAACGGGGCGCAGTTCGTACAGATGGCGCAACCTCAGAAGACCGGGTGGATCGGGACGCACGTCAACGCCTTGGCCTCGACGAGCTGGGGCTCCTTGGCCGTGGACATGATCAAGAGTAAGGAGGCGTCCGAGGCCTACGGCGACGAGGAGGGCCGCAAGATTTTTAAGACCAAGTATCTCGCTATCCCGTGGAGTGACGACGGCGGAGCGATGGTGGTCTCGACGGAATCCTCGGACTATGCGATGGCGGACGAGTGGGAGGCCGAGGCGGTCATCACTCCCGCCGGCAAAGTCGTGGACAAGGACGGGGCGCCCAATGGGAGCATCCCTTTCCGCGTCGTCGGAATCGACGTGCAGCGAGGACACTTCTACGCGGTAGCCCGCCGCTTCGCCCGGTCGGGGCATAGCCGACTGATGGCGTTTGAGAAGGTCGAGACGTGGCAAGACCTGGACGACTTCGTCAAGCGCACGGGGACACATAAGGCCATGGTTATGGTGGACTCAGGTGACCAGACCCAAGAGGTCTACAGACAGACGGCCCTCCGCGGATGGAAGTGTTCCAAGGGTTCAGGCGCCGAGACGTTCGCGATCGGTGACCGGGACGGGAACACCGTCCGCCGATTCTATTCTGAGAAGCAGGCTATCCTAGTCCCTGGCACGACGGCCCGCGCATGGCTCATTTCGTTCTCGAACGTCCAGGCCAAGGACCTCTTGCACGGCCTCCGGGCAAGGAAGGTTTTCTCATTCGCCCGAGACGCCTCTCCCGAGTATACCGAACAACTCAATTCTGAGCTGCGCGTGCGGGACAGGCGGACGGGCAAGGCGACTTGGATTCTCCCCCAGGGCAAGCGGGACAATCACGCCCTTGACTGCGAAATCCTTTGCCTCCTCGTCGCCGTGCGATGGGGCGTCGTCGGCAGGGAAGCGACCGCGGACGACTTGCAACCGGGAGAAGGCCGGTCAACATGAGGACAAGAGGAACGGTTCCGGAGCGTCGTAGGATGTGCGCCTGCGGAGGCATAGGGTCGGGGCCGTTCCTCCCCTCCGTTGCCTAACCCCGCAGATTTATGCAAGGACTGTTCATCGGACTTTCGGAAGACGAGCTGCTGGCAATCAAGGCCAAGGCAGTTTCGATGATCATGGAGGGGAAAGTCCTCATGTCCTACGCCGACTCCGGGTCGTCTTCGACGAAGCAGTTTGCGTTGCCCCCCAAGGAGATGCTTGCCGAGGCCCTGGGGGCGCTGTCTCAGCTGGACCCCCAGAGGTATGGTCGCCGACGGAATGTGATCAACACCCGTTACGACAACCGCAACAACGATTCTAACTATGGCCTCTAAGTCTCCGAAGAAGAAACCCGGCAAGGCCTCCCTGAAGGCGCCGAAGACTCCCGCCGTTTCTGGTGCGGCCGGTCCCAAGCAAGTGGCCTACAGTGAGAACTTTGGCGGAGGCGGCTATCCGCAGACTCCCCGATGGGAGAGCGTGACCCAGAGCAACGCCCGGCAAATCATGTACACGGGGTCCAACGTGGACGCCCGCCGCGACCTCCGTTCCCGTGATCGCAACGTGATGGTCCGCAAGTGCCGGTACGCCGAAAGGAACTACGGCCTGTATAACCAAATCTTAAACGACATGGTCTTGTACACGTCGGGAGACGGTATCCGTCCGCAGTCCCACGCGAGCACGCCCGAGGCAGCCCGGGCTTACGAGGAATACTTCGCCGAGAAGTCCAAGCGCATCGACGTAACCAACCGCTTCAACTTTGCCCAGTGCCAGGGGATGCTCGTCCGTGCGCTCATCCGAGACGGCGAGTGTTTCGCCGCCAAGGTTCGCAACGCCCGAGGCGAGGCGAAAATCCAACTCATCGAAACGCATAGGGTCGGTGACCCTGCCGACCGCGATACGCCAGAGCGTACTTGGGACGGCGTGCAGTTCGGAGACTTCGCCGAGATCGTCGGCTATTGGGTCTACCGTTCCGACGGCTCCAGCCGCTTCATGCCGGCCAACACGATGATGCACATCGTTGACCTGACGTCGTCGAGCGCCGCCCGCGGTACCCCCTTGCTGCAACATTCGGTCAACAGCTTGCAGGACCTCGACGAAATCCTAGAGGCTGAGAAACGGGCAGTGAAAGACCAGAGTGAGGTGACCCGAGTGCTCAAAAAAGGAGGCGGTTTTATTGATGATAACATGGCAGCCGAACTCGGCGGCGGTGATCGTTGCTACTCCGGCATGGTCGAGCAGGCCGGCGGAAAGCTCATCGTTTTAGAAACCAATGAAAGTCTGGAACATCAGGAATCAAAACGCCCCTCGCAAACGTTTAACGGATTCGTGACCGAGCTCCAGCGCGACATCGCTTTTGGCTCTCTGCCTTTCGAGTTCGTCGCCAATCCTCAAGCCCTGGGCGGAGCCTCCATTCGCCTGGTCACCGCGAAGAGCGCGCGAGTCTTCTCGAAATATCAGACCGTACTCATCGACACTTTCTGTCAACCGACTTGGGACTACATCATCGCCGACGGCATCGCCTCCGGCGAAATCCCCGACGACCCGAAATGGTACGCGACATCGTGGACCACGCCGAAGAGCGTGACCGTTGACGGTGGCCGCGACGCCGCGAATGATCGCGCCGACGTGGAGCTCGGCCTCCTGAGCATGTCCGAACTCTACGCCCAGCGGGGCCTCGACTTTAGACAGGAGCTTGCGAAGCGAGCCGACGATATGAACTACGTCATCGGCCTCGCTAAGGAGAAAGGCCTCCCGGTCTGGATGCTCTACAAGCCCGGATTCAATTGGCTCCAACAGGGGCAGGGCGCGACCCAGACTCCGACCGATGTGGCCGACAACCTCGACCTCCCGCCTCCCCCCGAACCTTCCAACCCCTAATACTGTGCGCTTTCTTTCTAACGGCTTACGCGGACTTGAGCCGCTCCTAATTAACCCGGTCCGTGCCAAGGACTACGTCGAGGCCTCCAAGGCCGCCGGCCTGGGCGACATGATTGCGCAGCTCTTCGGCGAAGCGCCCAAGCCCTACGTCGTCGGGACCACCGCGGTCGTGCCTATCTCAGGTCCCATCGGGAAAGGCCTTTCCCCCATCGAGCGAATGATGGGCGGCGCCGACGTTGACGTCATCGCCGGCTGGCTGGAAGAAGCCCAGGACAACCCGGCCGTTGACCGCGTGCTCCTCGCCATCAACTCCCCTGGCGGCACCGTCACGGGCGTGCAGGAACTGGCCGACATGGTCGCCGGCTACAAGAAGCCGACCCGTGCCTTTTCCGATAACATGGCCGCAAGCGCCGCATACTGGATTTCTTCGCAGGCAGATGATTATGTCGTAACGGCCAGTTCCCAGATCGGGAGCATCGGCGTGTATATGGTCATTCCGAATCTCGAAGAATACTACGCCGCCCAGGGCATCAAGTTTGAGGTCATCGCCGCGGGCATCCACAAGGCCGCCGGCGCCGAAGGCCTCCCCCTGACCACCGAGCAGCGTGCCTACCTTCAGGCCTCGGTCGAGTCTACCCGCGACGAGTTCCGCGAGTCGGTCCGCCGTAAGCGTTCCTTTGTCCGCGACGAGGACATGGAGGGCCAGGTCTTCACCGGCCGAGAAGCCGCCGCTAAGGGTCTCGTGACCGGGGTCGTCTCCAACCTCCGCGAAGCCCTCGCCACTTTCTGACCCCAGACAGTTGCCCACCTCCGCAATCTTTAAGACCATGACCATCGAACAGAAACTCGCCGCCGCCGAGGCCCTCGTCGCCTCTGCCTCTGCCGAACGTGACGACCTCCGCGCCACCGTGGAGAAGCTTACCGTCGGTTCCGCTTCCGAAGTCGAGGCCCTCAAGATTGAGGCCGCCGTCAAGGACGCCAAGGTCATCGACCTCGAGTGCGCCATCGCCGCCTCTGCCAAGCAGGTCGAAGAGCTGACCGCCAAGGTCGCCGAACTTTCGGCCGTCCAGATCAGCGCCTCCGCCGAAGCCGCGGCCATCGTGGCCAAGGTCGGCGTCGCCGCCGTGGACCTTCCCCAGGGCGACAGCCCGGTCCGTGCCACCGACTCCGAGATTGCTCAGGAGTATGCTTCGATGCCCTTCGGCAAGGAGCGCACCGAGTTCCTGAAGAAGAACCGCTCGGCCATCTTCAAGGCCACCAAATAATTTTCCCAACCCTCACCCGATAAACTAATATGTCCAACACCATCGCTGCCCAGCTGATCGTCGATACCCTCGCCGCCCAGTCCCAGACCATCCTCGCGAACCGCCTCGCCGCGCTCCGCAACTTCTCGACCGACTTCTCCACGGACGTCAAGAAGCCGAACGACACCATCCAGGTCGCCATCGCTTCCGCGACGGCCGCCACTCAGGTCAACCCCTCTGCCTTCAATGTCATTGGCGGCACGACCCTCTCGGCTACCTCGGTCGCCCTCGACCACGTCTACCAGCCCTTCGGCCTCGGTTACGCTGACATCCAGAACTCCATCCGCCTTGAGCGCCTGGTGAAGATCAACCTCGACGCCCTCGCCGACAAGATCTGGGCTCTCGCTACCGCCCCGATCACCGTCGCCAACTTCGGCGCCGCCGCCGTCACCGCTGCCGACAGCGCCGTCACCCCGGGCTCGGCTCAGCTCAAGGCCCTCTGGGCCGGTGTCAGCAAGGCCGGCCGCAAGGCCCTGATCGTGAACCCTGGCATCTACAGCCAGCTCATCCCGACCAGCACGACCTCCCTGCCCCTCTCCGAAGGTGCTTACGGTTTCGACGGTGGCGTCTTCTACGCTTCGCAGTTCCCGTCCGAGGCTAAACTGGCCGGCTTCGCCTGTGCGCCGGAGGCCGTGGCTCTCGCCGCCGCCGCCCCCTCCCTCGACCACGTCCGCGATGGTATGCTCGTCTCCGAAGTCGTCGCCCTCGATGGCCTCGGCATGAGCATCTACTACAACGTGTGGGCCGACAAGAGCACCCGCAACCTGGTGGCCTCGGCTGAACTGATGTTCGGCGCGAACAAGGCCGTGACCAACGGCACGATCGCCGCGGTCTACAACCCGTAATCGCCGGGGCTTAAAGCCCCACGATGAAAGGCCCCCAGAAATGGGGGTCTTTTTTTTGCCCTAGTCCGCAGATGTATGAGCCTGTACGGAGCTGAGTTCCTGAACGACGCGAAGGAGATCACCTTTGACCTGGGCATCCCGTGCTCCACGGCCGGCTCGACCGTCACCTTCTCGGCCCTCATCTCCGAACCCGCTTATACGACGGTCTTGGAATCGGGGGGCTATTGTGAGCGGACCCAGTACTCTGTCCGCCTCCCCGCTGCAACGGCCTCCTGGACGAAGCCAGACGGGTCTAATGGGGCATCGGCGGCGGTCATCGTGGCAGGGGTTCCCATCCCCGCCCTCGGCATCGGGAAGAAGCTGACGGTCGGAGGCCGCGCCGTCCGCATCACGTCCCAGACCCACAAGACCCTTTCGGCTTGGATTACCCTGCTAGTCGTTGACGATACCCAGTGAACGCCGAGACCCGCATGGTTCCCCGCAGCCGTGACGAGTTCATGGCCGCCATCGATCGCTTCGTCATGGGTAGCAACGACGGGATGATTGACGTCTACCTGGAGCAGGGCGCCTTGTGCTGCCGGGACAGCATGATCCTAACGCCCCCCATCATCAAGGCCGGCGGTGACGGGATGAGCAAGACCGCCCAGACCATCGGGGACAACGCCGTCAAGGGCGACATCCACTCGGTGCTGGTGGGCGAACGCTCGGGCTCGACTAACGGCCGCCGCGGTCGTCTCTTCCGCAAGCTCGGGACGGCCTCGTTTATGAACAACCCCGCCAAGTTCTGGAAACTGGCCGGGGACAATCCCGACCTGTTCGCCGGCAACGCCCTCTACGCCCGGATGTTCAACAAGGGATTCGGGACGGAGAAGTCTTTCAACAGGCTAAAGAACTACTTCACCCGCATCGGTCAGCAGGAGGCGGGGAATACCTTCAACCGCCCGACCATCGACAGCATGGACGGCGTGCGGCAAGTCCACATGGCCGCCCGTAATAGGTTCGGTGGACGCATCCGCAAGAACGGCGGACCAGGGATTGAGTTCTGGCAGCGCGTCGAGGCCAAGGACAGCGTCCTCAAGGAATACATCAAGATGCGCCAGCGGGCGGTCGGCCGAATCAAGTCCGGCTGGATAGATACCCTGGCTAAACTCCCCAAGCCCCAAGGCCTGAGCGGTCCTGCCTCGCGCAAGAACGCCGGCCGCTCGGGGATTCCCGCGTGGATCAAGAGGCACCACAACTCCGACGGCATCGTCGTGATGTCCCGCCGTCAGGTCGGGGAGATGATTTTCGAGCTGCGGCTCGGTAACCGCAACGGAGACAACGATGGAGTTGCAACCGACGCGGACGTAAAGAACCTAGTCTACGGCAACCGCGTAAAGCAGATGCCCGAGATGCTTCAGATCATGCTCAAGAAGCACACCGAAAAGTTTAACAAAAAACACGGAATCAAATAACCATGCCCGGAACAATCTCCCCCCGCCACATCGTCGAGTCAGTCCTCGCCGCTTTCCTCACCGCCGAGCCAGGCCTTGCCGGCGTGGCCGTCTACACCGGCGACTCCGCCGAGATCAACGTCCTGCCCAAATGCGTGGTCCTATGCGACGCCGCCCGCACCCCGCCCGAACTGCCCGAGGGCGCCGGCAATTACTTCTGCTCCGTGCGCGTGACCATCTTCTCCAACGCCGACGACAATACCTTGACCCAGCACCGCGACCGATGCGCCGCTATCGCCGGGTCCATGGCTGACATCTCCGGCATTAAGGCCGCGTTCGTCACCGATGGGGAGGCCCTGTGTTACGACGTCATCCCTGAGTCTGAAGACGAAGGCCGAGACGAGCGCTCCTGGGCGACGGTCCTCAGCTACGTCGTCCCGGTGGTCGTGAACCCCACCCCCTAAGGGTTGCCCGTTCCCGCAGTTTCAAAGACTATGGCAGCTATCCTCAACGGCACTTCTTGCATCTACGGCATCGGCACGGGGACCGTGGCGAACTTGTTCGTCCAGTCCTTCTCCGTCTCGGCCGGCTTCAACAACGAGGACACCGTCCAGAACGAGTCCGGCGTGACCGTCACCCATCGCCTCGACGATCGCAAGACGACCCTGAGCATCGACGGAATCTGCAAGACGGGAACCGTCCCGACCCTCGGCTCGACCCTGACCTTCACGACGAACACCTCCTCGGCCTATCCTGCCGGCAGCGCCTCGACGAGCTTCGTGGGAATCGTGACCAAGGTTGACGAGAAGTCGCAGAACAAAGGTTTCTGTTCCGTCTCGGTCGAAGCCGTTGACTACGAAGGCATCACCTACGCCTAATTGACACCGCCGCTTTAGCGGCATACTCAAGGCGTGGACGGAAGATTCTTGCGCGCTTTCACTGACCCGGCGGCCAAGGTGCAAATCCTTGGTCGTTCCGTTTATCCGTTTTGCATCAAGTACCGCGTGCGCCTGATGGCTATTGAGTCGCCGCTACTCATCGGCAAGACGGAGCCCACTCCCTTGGACCTATTGGCCGCGGTCAAGATATGCGCCGAGGAACCGATCGGGGCGTTGGACCCGGAGGAGGTCCGCCTAGTCAAGCACCTCGACAAACACCCGGGCAAGTTCGCCATCGAGCTGGAACGCTTTGGGCAATACTGCATGGTCGATTGCTGGCCTAGGTTCTGGGACACTCCCGAGAAGAAGAGAGGCACGGCCGAAGACATCGGGATTCCCTGGCCGCTCGGCGTGATCGCGGCGCTCATCAAGAACGGCCTCGACGAGAAGCGGGCTTGGGAAATGCCGGAGTGCCAGGCCATCTGGTTTAATGCGGCATGGTCGGCTGCCAACGGTTCGGAGTCTAAGATACTGACCACCGAGGAGGAGGCCTTCATGGAGGAACAGGAACGCCTCGAAAAGGTTGCCCCCTCCGCAGAGGTAAAGAACCCCGAGACCAATGGCACAGAAACTTGAATATGAACTGAAGGGGAAGTCCGACGTCGAGCAAGTGACGGGCCGGGCGAAGAAGTCCGTCGATAGCCTGGGCGAGTCCTTCAAGAAGGCCGGCAGCGACATCGGCAAGAAGCTCGCGGGTATGTTCGCGGCGACCGTCCTCTTCGACAAGGCGCTGAGTTTCCTGTCCAATACTTTCCGCCAGCTCGGGGAGGTCGCCGATCAGGTGGACCGCAGCGGCCTGTCGGCCGAGCAGTTCCAGGGTCTGGCATACGCGGCGCAACAGTCCGGCGTTTCGGTCAACGTCCTTGCCAAGGCGACTCGTCAGCTGCGCGTTGACATGGCCGAGGCGGCCGCCGGCACGGGCAAGAAGATTGAGATGTTCAAGGCCCTCGGCGTCACGATGGAGCAGCTGAAGGCAGGCGACGCGACGTCCGTCTTCCTGGCTATCTCCGCGGCCTTGGGCGGCGGGGCCGACGACTCCGAGCGGCTGCTCATCACGACGGCGCTCTTTGGCGACAAGATCGGGAATGACATCCTGCCGATGCTTAATGATTTCCAGAAACTCCAGAAGGACATCGCGGACGCCCCGATCGTGGACGCCAAGACGCTCAAGGCGATGGGCGAATACAACGACGGGATGGACCGGCTCAACGCGAGCATGGTCAAGCTCGCCGCCAGTCTTTTCAGCGTCTACAATACCTACAGCAAGTGGGCCGAGAAGGTATCCGAAGACATGGCCACGGGTCTCTTTAATTTCCTAGACAGGTTTGGCCTAGGCGGAGCGGCTTCATCCGCCGTCACTGGTGCGGTAACCTCTACCCCGATGGGCGCCGCCCTGGTTGCAATGGGTGCCGATGGCTCGACCCGTCCGACCGGTACCACGGCCGCTTCTACTGCCGGAGCAGACCGATCCCGCGCCTTGCTCGCCGCCATCAAGGCAGGAGACACCAAGACAGAAAAGGAAAAGTCCGCCGACACCAAGGGCGCGACCTCCAGCACGGGAGCCATCTCCGGGAACGTGATCGGCGTCGGCCAGAACCCCGTAGTGACCGCGCTTCAGGAACAGCAGGGCATCGCCCTCCAGCAACTCAGCTGTCTCCAGATTCTCGCGTCGAAGTACGGATACGCGGCGACCTACATGGACGTGACCGCCTCAGGCGCCACGCCTAGCACGCCTGCGAACGCCTCTCAGAACCGCGCCCCCATCGTCAACAAAACCAAATAACCATGGCCCTCATAAAAGCAGGCAATGCCTTAACCGCTAAGTTCGTCCAGCCCGGAGGCGCGTTCACTAATGACGGCTACGGCATGATGACCGCCCGGGCGACCTACATCGTAGACAAGAGCGTCGGCGGTACGGCCGTCTTCACTGGACAGGTACATCCCGTTTACTCCGACTTCTTCTGCCACAAGTTTAACCTGACCCGATCGGGTCTTGATATGGACACCATCGACGCGGAGTACGTCGGGGTAGATAGCGCCGTGGGTACCAGGACTAACCCGAACGTGACCGCCTCGCACGGCCTGACGTCCGAGCACATCACGACCCACCCGAACTTCTTCGGTCCTACTGCCCCCTTCACGACGGCCATCGCCGGCGACGGCGTCACCTTCACGACCTCCACCATCAACCTAGAGGAAAGGACTGGAGGCATCTTCGGGGCGACGTTCAAGGGGACGGCGACTAATGCCGGTGGGTTCGTAGGCTTCAAGGATTCCAGCACGGCCGCCAAGCAATACTACTACGGAAAGACCCACTACCTTTCCCCGATCACGTCCTTCTCTGGTTGTATCTATACGACGAACCTGGGCGACATTACGACCATTAGGAACGCCGTGGGCAAGACCTCCAACGATAACAAGTTCGGGGGCATCACCCTGCTCCCTGCCCACATCGGCACGACCTTTACGGCAAGCGTCAAGGGAACGGCCCGCGATACCATCCTCCTGTCGCAAGTTTCTTTTGAGGACTACTGCGTCCTTTCTGGTGGCACGCCCAAGATCGTAAAGATTAACTACGAGATTCGGTTCAACCGGGAAGGCTACCCGGCCGAAGTCTATACGCGCGCAACATGAACTTACAACCTGGCGCCGGCTACGGCTTCACGTCTAGCGGGTACGGCGTAAGCCTGGACTCGTCGAACCCGTTCCCAGACGAAGGGAATACCACCCCGACCTGTCCTTTCACTATTGTGAATAGGAGCGAAAGCACGACCTACAAGTTCAGCTGCACGCCCGGTATGGTCAACTCGGTCATCCCTCAGATCGGCATCGCACCTGATGCGACCAAGCGCCTGGACTACGTCCCGACGCCGACGACGACTTTCAACTTCGACCCGCTCACGGGTTATTCGTATATCTACCTAAAGGTATCAGCCGACTACTCTAGCCCGCCGACGCTGTATCCGGTCACCGATCAGGCGGACATCCTTTATCCGCGCATCATCTCGACCAGTATTCAGCAGGACGCCACGGATGACTCGTCCTTCTTTCTCCTGGCCGTGGCCTATCAAGACCCTGAGGCAGCATCTCCCCGGCCAATTACAATCACGCAGCTGACGTGCGGCTCCCAGTGGACTGACCGCATCAAGGTCGGTTCGGCTGTCGCGAAGTACTTCTTCGCCCGCTCCTGATGCCCCTGCCTCCGCTGACTAAGGATTACGTCACGGTCGGGGGAGCGCAGACTTTTTCCGACACCCTTTGGACGTGGGGCCAAGTCCGAACGCCCGTCTACGCCGCGCCACATGGAATCGGCAATTATTCATCGTGGGCAAACCAAGGCCACGCGCTTGACTACATCATCGGCGTTTACGGCATCGAGGCCGTCGAGTCTGGCGACCGTCTTTTCCGCGGGCATCCCTTCGGGGCAATCGGTTATAACGATTGGTCAACGCCCAACCCGAACCCGCCCTTTAATAACTTTGAGCGCTTCTATTACGGCACAAATTACGAGAGTCCTCCAGGCTCTGGCATCTATGTTCCTGCCATCGGATCAGGCTTGGATTCCGAAGAGCAAGCCACAATCCTCGGCGGGGCGACCTTCGTCGGCTCAGGCACGACTATAACGACCGGGGCTACTTCTTATGACGGATCAGACCCTGACGGCCAGAACATCGGCACGACCGCGCTGGGCACGGTTTCTTCGGTGACCCTGTCCTTCTAACCAAGGTCTTTGACGGGATGCCCGCCCCCGCAGTTTTAGACCGCCATGGCCAACACCACCATTTTTTCTAGGGGCGACAGTTTCTCCTGTACCTGGACTTGGGTTCCTGGCGCGGGCGAACCCGCGAACCTTACCGGGACCACCATCACCTCGACCCTCCGCGATCACTGCGGCCACGAGTACGACATGACGGTAAGCATCGCGGCCGGCGGCCTGTCCTTCTCGACGACCTACGTCGGCGACACCTCCAACTGGTCCCTCGGCCTCGGCAGCTGGGACATCCGCTTCACCTTCCCCGGCGGTCCCGTCACGCACTCGACCCTCTTCCGCGTGCAGATTCAGGAGACCATCACTCAAGCTTAACATGGCTAACATTAACGGCACCTTCAACAGCCTCATCGGCGGGACCATCTCGGGACAGGTCGGGACGCCCGGGCCTCAGGGTCCAGCGGGTCCGACCGGCGCTCAGGGTAGCCCCGGGGTCGGCGTTCCTGTAGGCGGCCTCACGGGCCAGTTCCTGAGCAAGGCGAGCAACACCTCCTACGATACTGCCTGGACGACCCTCTCCCTCGCCGGCTACGCGACCGAGTCCTGGGTCACGGCGGGCTTTTATCCCCTGGTCGGAAACCCTTCAGGCTTTCTCACGGCCTCGGCGCTGACCCCCTACCTGACCAAGGCCGATAATCTCGGCTCGCTGACGAGTTTCTCCACGGCCCGCGACAACCTCGGGCTTGGCAGCTTGTCCTCCCCGACCTTCGCCGGCGTCACCGTGCAGGGTTCCGGCGCCAACGTCGCGAACCTCACGCCGACTTCCCTCTCCCTGACGCACGTCACGTCCGGGACCTTCACGATCCAGCCTTCGGTCGGCATCACCTTCCCCGATCTGTCCGTCCAGAGTACCGCCTACGTCGCCGGCTCCGGCCTCCCGACTGGCGGCACGGTCGGGCAGATACTAACCAAGAACTCGGGCTCTAACTTCGATGCCTCGTTCCAGACCCTTATCCCTGGCGACCGATACCTGACGACCTCGACGACGAGCCTGACCATCGACAACGCGAACAAGACCCTGACCGTCGGTACGGGCCTGTCCTATACGACTCAACAGGACGTGGTGATCGCCTATGACGCGAGCAACCATATGCACGCCCGGGTACTGACGTACAACTCCGGCACGGGCGTCATGACGGTGGACGTCCTCAGCCACTCCGGCACGGGCACGTTCTCGCTCTGGACGGTCAACGTGGGCGGCACGGTTCCCGAGGCCTCCGTTGCCTGGGGTTCTATTACCGGCACGCTCGGCAGCCAGAGCGACCTTGCGACGGCTCTAAATGCCAAGCTCGAAGTGAGCACCGCGGCGGCGACTTACCAGACGCTGACGGGGATGAGCTCGTATCTCACGACGGCCTCGGCGGCCTCGACGTACTTCACGATCTCTTCGGCTGCGGGCAAGGCGAACCTCTCCGGGGCTACCTTTACGGGCAAGGTAAACTTGGCAACGATTTCGGCATCAAGCCCGAGCGTGAACCTCGGAGGACAATGCGACTCTGCACCGGCTTCGGCAACGAACGGAGACCTGTGGATTTCAAATGCGGCCTCGCCTAAACTGACCTATCGGACTGGCGGGATTAACTACAACTTGGCCGTCCTGAATCAGTTCAACACCTTCACAGGGCAGATGGTGATTAACACAACCTCTTCAACGACCGCCGCCCTGCGCGTCACTCAGCTCGGAGCCGCCAACGCCATCGAGGTCGAGGACAGCACCAGCCCTGACACGACTCGCTTCGTCGTCGATGCGAACGGCAAGGTCGGCATCGGCGTCGCCCCGGATGCGACCGCCGCGCTGAAGGTGGACACTAACGGGATTATGTTCGGAGACGGCACGACGCAGAACACGGCGCCCTGGTCTCCTACCTCGACAAACGTCGGCATCCTTTGGCTGATTCAGAATTACACTCTTTATTCCACGACGGTGACTTACGACTCGGGAAACAATCGGACAGTCGTGAACCATAACGGCGTGGTAGATACAGCAATCCGTAACAATGCCGTGGGCCTTGTTCTTACGGACGGCTCTGCTACTTATTCGCTTTACGATACCGGAACTACTGACGAACTTACTTTCTACGGCGACCTTACGACCGCCGGCCCTCTTTACGCCAAGATCGGAAGTTCGTATGTCCCCGGCCTCTCCAAGTTTTTCACATGATCACCGCCATTCTCTCCTTCCTCGCCGGCGTCCTCGCTGGTCTGCTCATCTCGCGCAAGCACCGCGCGAAACTTGAGTCGGCCGAAGCGAAGGGCCGCTCGCTCCTCGACGTCCTCAAGGGACGCTGACCCTGTGCGCTTGCTCCTGGTCATCGCCGCCTTGGCCCTGACCGGGTGCAGCCTGTTCCGCTCGTCGCCCGCGGACGCCCCCCTGCCTAAGCAGCCGGACGCCCCGACGACTCCTTCGGTCGTCCAGACCCTAGGCAAAGACCTCGACAAGACGGATCACCGCGTGGCCGCGTCCCTCGTCGCCATCGAGAAGAACGCCGACAAGCCCAAGGTCGTAGTCGCCGAGTCCCGCCTCGCCCAGTCCTATCTCCCTGCCCCGCCCGAGGCCGACGTGGCCTTCGCTATCGCCCGGGCGACCAAGGCCGACCCCATCGACTATAAGAAGCAGATGGAGTTCGGTCGCAAACTCGCCACCGCCGTGACCTTAGCCTGGGACAAGCTGGAAGCAGACCAAGCCGAGGCCAAGCGAGTCTCCGGCCTGAAGGACAAGCGAATCGAGGAATTAACGCAGGAGGTCGTCCGCGTTAAACAGGAAGCCAGTAATAACGTCTGGAGCCTACTCGGTGCCGGGCTCTTCGCTTGTGGCGCCCTCACGACGGCGTTCCTAGGGCCTCGCCTGGGCGTGCCTCTCCTCGCGTGTGCTGCTCTCGCCGGCTCCGTCCCGTTCATCTACGATTCTCCGGCCTTCATGTGGGTCGCCATCGGCACGGCTGCCATCGCCTCGGGGCTGTGTCTCTGGTGGCTCTGGGATAAAATCCGCGACGCGGTGAACAAGCCCTCCGATCATGCGGAGATTAACCCCGCCCAATCTCCGCACGACGATGAGCAAGCCCCGCCCCAAGTCTGACCCGCCCGCGGTCAAGTACGCGGAGCCTCACTTCACCTTCCGCATCCTGGGCAAGGTAAAGCCGACGCACAACCCGAACTGTAAGACGCCCTTCGGCTACTGTTGGAAAGGTACCGGGGATATCCACATCGACCCTCGTCAGCCTGAGCATGAGCTGATTGACACGGTCGTCCATGAACTGGTCCACGACACTTACCCATTCCTAGACGAGGACGCGGTCGAGGCCGGAGCGACCCGCATCGCCGAGGCCCTCTGGCGGATGGGCTACCGACGGACCATCATCAACCCATGAGCGCAGCCCCCTTCAATCCCGAGGACATCCCTAAGGAGGCCCGCGAGGGTTTCGTCGCGAGCATCATCGGGGCGTTGGCCATGACGGCCCGCCTCCTTTTGTCCGAGGATCGCCAGACCTGGTCGTGGGTGGCTAGGCGCGTGGCGGCTGCATCGATTACCGCGGTCATGGCCAATTACGGGCTGGCCGATTACATCACCTCCGACAGCCTACGCACGGCCGCCGTGGGCGGGTTGGCTTACGCATCTCCCGAGGCCCTCGACGCCCTGCTCCGCGCCATCAAGGCCCGGGCAAACCGCGAGGCCGACCGCATCGCCGGCAATCCCAAGCCCTCCAAGCCGAATGGCAAAGCCCCCCGCAAGAAGCGCAAGTGAGGCCAACCTACTTCTGGCCGTCCTGATCCTGACGGTCGTCGCCGGCGTCACCGCTCTCAGCTGCGCGGTCACCTCGTCGTTCGTCCTCGACCAGTTACACAACACGGAGGCGCTTGCCCTGATCGTGGTCGATGGGTCGAGCATCAAGTCCGACTCCGCCTCCCTTGAGCGCAACCTATCCTGGGCGACGCTGGCCTTGAGGTCCGTCCGCGACCTCGGGTGGGCCTTGGCCGTGGGGTGCCTTGGGGTAGGGGTGGCGGTCTTCATACGCTCCCGCCGTCAAAGCGTCTCCTAGGGCAAGCCAGAGGGGTCTATTAGCCTCTTGACCGCAGACCTTAGGCGGCCATTCTAGTCCGTACAAAGGCCCCTGCCTCTGCCTGACGAGGTACGCGGGGGTCGTCTTGGAATGGCGTTTAGTCGTTCGCTCCACCCCGGCCTCTCAACGATGCTTGCTCTGGGGTGGAGTCTTATGCCCCTTGACGGCGCACGGCCACCGGGCACACTGATCTGCGGAACGGACCATTAACGGCTTTTAGGGACTATCGGGCTTCACGCGGGAGCCGCCCTAGAGCCGGGTCGGTTGAGGCCGGTCGCCTCGGTACCCTCGCCGGAGGGCACCCCTTTTCCCGTGGTCAAAGTTTCCGACAAAAGACCTTGACCGAATACTAAAAGTGTCGGAGAGTGTTCGGGCAATACCGCACATGACCACCACCGACACCATCACCCTCCGCAATATGCAGCTCGAGTGCGCCGCCTTCCGCAAGCGCATCGACGCCGCGATCCGTCAGGTCCGCAAGGCCTACAACAACGGCACCCCGACCGAAGTCGTCGAGCAGCTTCACGCCGCCGTCAACGACTGCGAGGATTCGTATATCGTCCTCGTCAATCAGATGAACGAGTTCGCCCGCAGCCGCGCCTAATCTCTAACCCAACGCACGCACATGACTAACACCGTCACCGTTAACGAAACCTCAAGCGGACGCTATATCGGCGTCCAGTTCTTCCTCGTCCGCAAGGCCGAGAAGGTCATCGCCCTGATCGCCAAGAAGGACGACTCCGCCGACTGGCTCGTCAGCCGTCAGGACTCGCCGAAGTTCTCCCGCACCCGTGGCTTTAACGCCCGGTGCGTGGATAAGGACGCCGCCGTTGCCAAGGCCATCGAGCTGCACGACGCGCACCAAGCGTTTGCCAAGTCCCTTGCTGACGCTATCACCGGCAAAGGTCCCAAGTCCCTCCTCGGCGGTAAGGTCGAAGTCATCTAATCTCCCGCACATGAAAGCCCTCGTCACCCTCTCCGCCCTGGTCATCTTCGGATGGCTGGCCATCGTCACCTTCTGCGGTCCCGAACTGTATCGGGCCATCAACGGCCCCGAGCCCGTCAAGGCCAAGGTCGTCAACCGCCGCGCCCGCTGATCGCCATGCTCGACGAACTCTTCCGCAAGGTCGAATCGCAGTTCAACGTGCGTCCCTCGACCCGTCGCCCCGCCGGCCACCGCACCACCGCCATGCTCGCCAAGGTTTACTGCGGCGAGACTCCGGCCTTCTTCACTTGCGAGCCTAAGGTGGACGGCGTCCGCGTCATCGTCACCGCCGACCTGGACAGCCGCCGCGTCTCCTTCGCCTCCCGCCGTGGGAACCCCATCCCGTCCCTCGACCACCTCGCCGGCGAAGTGCTCGACCTGTTCGGCGCCATCCGCGGAACGTGGACCCTCGACGCCGAGGCCGTTGCCGGCAAAGGTTTCTTCAATGACGTCGGCGAGATCAGGTCGGCCGAGCCCGCCCTCGACGCCCGTCTCTGGGTCTTCGATGTTCCCTCCCTCGCCAACCGCGAGCAGCGAGCCCGCCGCAAGTTCCTCTGCGACCTGTTCGCCGCCGCCCTCCCTGCCCCCTGCTCCCTCCTCCTGATGCCCTCCCTCTCC